CACGGCGGCGGCGTCAGCGGCCGCCCCTGTCCAGACTGTCCAAGGCAGGACGGGCAATGTCGTCTTGACTCTTGTCGACCTGACGGCGGCAGCGGCTTCGCATACGCACTCGACGGCTGACGTGATCGGGCTGACTGCCGCCGCATCGGCGGCCGCCCCTGTCCAGACTGTCCAAGGCAGGACGGGCAATGTCGTCCTGACTCTTGTCGACCTGACTGCGGCAGCGGCTTCGCATACGCACTCGACGGCTGACGTGATCGGGCTGACGGCGGCTGCGTCGGCTGCGGCCCCCGTCCAGACTGTCCAGGGACGGACCGGGAATGTCGTCCTGACTCTTGTCGACCTGACTGCGGCAGCGGCTTCGCATACACACTCGACTGCTCAGATATCAGGAATTACAGCCGCCTCGCCTGTGCAGTCCGTGGCTGGAAGAACAGGCAACGTCGTCCTCTCGACGACCGACCTTCAGTCATTCACCTACGTCCGAAGTGTCAACAATCTCACTGGCACGCTCTCGATCGTCGCAGGCGACAACATCGTCGTCACTTCATCCGGGGAGTCCGTGACGATCCAGGGCGAGGAAGGACTCCCCGATCAAGCCGGTGCCAGCGGACGCGTACTTGCAAGCAACGGCACAGCGGCGAACTGGTACTCGATCGTCGCCGGGTCGAATGTCACGATCGTCCGAAACACGAACGCGAATTCCATCCAAGTCTCCGCAAGCGGCGGAGGCGGAAGCGGCGGAGGCACCGCCATCTGGCCTGCACTTATTTTTGGAGGAGGCTGATCCATGCCCACGAACATCGCCATTACTGGGGAAGTCTACGGCAAAACGACGATAGGAAAAGTCTTGGAGTCGGGCTCCACGGTCGTCTCGAATGCCACAGCCAGCGGGAAAATCATTCGCGTCAACTCGCTCCTGGTGGCGAACACGACGGGCTCGTCGAACGCCGACCTGATTGCCGTCATTCGACGGGGCGGAGACGGCACGGCCGCGAGCATTTATTTCGACGGTGCCAGTTACTTAAGCATGGACACCAACGCCGGAATGTCTTTCTCGGGCAACTTCACGGTCGAGGCGTTCGTCTACCTGATCTCCAATGGCGACTGGGGCGGGATCATCGACTGCCGATCGAGCGGAGGTCAATCAAGTTGGGTCTTTGGAGTCAGGAATAACAGTTACCAACGGCTCTACTGGGTCGACGCCAGCAACTCCGAGCGAAACTCGGACGCCCCAATCTTCTTCAATCGATGGACTCACGTCGCAGTCGTGAAGAACGGATCGTCGATCTACTTCTACATCGATGGCGTTCGAGACACGCTCGTTACGGCGTCTTCGGCGGCCGTGACTGCACAGGCGACTTCTCCTGTTGTTGGGAAAACGGCCGACAACTACTACTTCAACGGGTACATCGAAGAACTCCGCGTCAGCGACACGGCGAGGTATACGACATCGACGTTTACTGTCCCGTCCTCGCCGTTCGCAAACAATCACGCCAACTCGAAACTCCTTCTCCACGGAGACGGCGGGAACGGCTCGACGACTTTCACTGACAGCGTCACGTCACCCCATACGCTCACGAGGTTTGGAAACACGAGAATCTCCACCGCTCGCAGCGTGTTTGCCGGAGAGGAACGCCGAATCGCCAACGCGATCTCCGTGCCCACTGGGGCGACTCTCTGCCTCACCGACAAACCCATCTACCTCGAAGAGGGAGACAGTCTTGTGTGCCTCGCCAGCACGAACGAGAGACTTGAGTACACCTGCTCCTACGAGGAGATCGGGTAAATGATTCGCGGCAGGGTTGGCGGGCGGATTGGGAATCGTGACGCCTCGCAGCCGAGTACGTCCGTGGCGAACGGCACTTGGACTCTTCAGGAGGCCTACGACGCTCTTCGGCGGGGCTCGTGGCCGATCTCTCGCGGCGGCGGGTTCTCGGTCGCCAAGCCCCGCTCGATAAATGCCTCGTGCCCGCTCGCGGCGAACTTCTCTGCGCCCGTCCCCTTCAGTGGGGACCCGGGCTCGGGTCGCTCTAGCGGATGGGCCGACCCGATGAAGTTCGTGTGGGAGAAGAGCCTCTCGAACTCAAACTTTCCGAGCACGGGTAATCCGTGGCTTTCAGAGAACTTCGAGGCGAACAACCTTTGCTACTACTATAACAGCGGGTATTCCTGCAACCCGCTGAACCCGTCTGCCATCTACGCCACTGGCATTTCGCCGTCGCCGTTCGTGAAGGTCGAGTACGACTACACGGCATCAAGCGACCCGCTTTTTTCCCAGGTGACACTGTTCTCGAATTTCAACAACGGTTGCTTCGACCGCAGCAACTCGAAGAGAACGGCTTACATCAGGCGAGGCGGCTCTCTCACAACAGCCCGCTACAGGAACGGCACACGCAGTTTTACAAACGGCACCGTCTCCTGGTACGGAGGCCTGGCGATCTCCGGAAACTTCTGCATTGAGGGCTGGTTCTGGTTCAACGACTCAACGGACAAGCGGCCGCTGTTCTCGCTTGGCACAGTGTCTCCGATTGGAAAGTATTTTCAACTTTCTCTCAACGACAACAGGATCGAGATCGAGCGATTCGGACAACAGCCGATCGTGCTCATGTCGAATGTCGTTGACGTTCAGTCGTGGACCCACATCGCCCTCTGCCGCAGCGGAAGCACGGTGCGGCTGTATGTAGACGGAATTGAGTCTGGCTCGACGACTGACTCGGACATTTTCGGAGACTCGCTCCTGGCCGGGAATGTCCAGGTTTACGCGAAAAGCGAAGACTTCGTCGACGAGTTCCGAATAACTATCGCGTCTCGATACTCAGGTAATTTCACTCCTTCGAGCGGAAGCCTTGAGCCCGCAGCGTGCAACAGGCCCAAGGTCGTCGTTTCCGGGGCGGGGACTCCGATCGCAAACGATACGTTCCACCCGAGGGCAACGGGTGACGCAGGCTGGGACGAAAAGCAGTTCTTCTCCAACGACAAGAATGATTGCTGCGTGTTCTGGGACTCGACTCGCGGTGTCTGGGTGATCTCCTACGGATCGAGCAGCGGACCTGCCGGAGACAGGAACTTTGCCTATACAGGCAGCAGCATCTACGGAAGCATTTTCACCAACTCCGGGACGTGGCTATACGCAAGCGACGGGAGTTGCTGGGCTCCTGTCACTGAGTCGGAGAAGTTCTACAACATTCCCTCCCAGTCTCTTTCGCTGACGTCGCTCGGGTTCTCGGACAACGAGACCTTCTACAGGCTTCGTGGAGTGAGCGGATTTCTGGATGCTGCGAGCAGTCCAGCAACTCTCACGGTCGAGCCGATCGCTGTGGCTTTCACTCAAGAGCCGACCGATCAGTTCGCCGCGAGCGGGTCTGCGACCTTCACGGCTACCGTGAAGGCGACTGGGCAGTTCTCTGGCTCTGAGTACACAGGATTCTTGTATCAATGGCAGAAGAGGCCGCCGGGATCGACTGGGGCGTGGGAGAACATCGACGGGGCAACGAACGCCTCGGCACTGATTTCGGGCGTTTCCCCGTTGGCCGACAACGGCGCACAGTTCCGCCTTCGAGCCGCACCTAATTGCGAACAGTCTACGACGGTCTTTAGCAGGACTGCGATCCTCTATGTTGGTGCCCCAACGGCACCTCAGAACCTTGTCGGCATCCCCGGAGACTCTCAGGTCGGCCTCTCGTGGTCGGCCCCTTCCTCATCGGGGAACACGGCCGTCTTCGATTACGTCGTCCAATACTCGTCCAATGGCGGGGCGACCTGGACGACTTTTTCTGACGGGACAGGCACCACAACCTCAGCGACAGTCACCGGGCTCACGAACGGCACTGGATACATCTTCCGGGTCGCGGCCGTGAACAGCATCGGCTCCGGGCCGTTCTGCACGCCGACTCCGAGACTCGTCCCGGCAGCGGCCGGGACTGACCCGTACTTTGCTTACGTCTCCTTCGTCTCCAACTTCGAGGGAGAGAACAACTCGATCGTCTTCGAGGACCAGTCACTCGCAGCCAGAACTGTAGAGAGATTTGGGGACGCAAAGATTTCGACGGCTGAGAGCAAATGGAGTTCGGCGGCATATTTTGATGGGTTTGTCGACCATCTGAAAGTCAGCGACCCGCTCGCATTCAGGGTTGGCAATCAGGACTTCACGGTCGAGGCTTGGGTTCGCCCAGACATTTCAGCGACAGGGGACAGGGCCTTTCTCACAACGGCGGACCCGATTGATCAATCTGGCTTTGTGCTGACCGTAAATCAAACGCAATGGGGGATGGCGGTCGGAAACACATCATGGTCTGAGAGCCACAGTTCATCGAACCCTCCCCCACAGAGCGACTGGTTTCACGTTGCTCTTTGCCGCTCAGGCGGAGTTCTCCGTCTTTACATCAATGGATTCCTCGCAAGGCAAGTCTTGAACTCGACAAACATCTCGAATGCAAACAATTCGTTTCTGATTGGGGGCCGTGGCATTGGAGGGCAGTATTTCAAGGGGTACATTGGTGGTGTTCGCTTCACAAGGGGCGTCGACAGGTATCCAAGCCCGGCAGCATTCGTCGTCCCGTCAGCCCCCTTCCCAGTCTCTGTAGTCGGGGCGACTCCGCCCGATGCCCCGACTCTCGTCACCGCGACTGCCGGGACTCGGCAGGCCGTCGTGTCGTGGACTGCCCCGAATAACAACGGCTCCGGGATCAAGGATTATTTGATCCAATACAGCAGCAACGGCGGCACGACCTGGACAAACTTAACAGACAGCGTGAGCAAGTCGACAACTGCAACTGTCACCGGACTCGCGGACGACACTGGATATGTCTTTAGGGTAGCGGCCGTGAACTACATCGGCACTGGCCCATACAGCACAGCCAGTTCGCCCGCGTCCACGAACGCGTTGCCCGGGGCTCCGACAGGAGTATCGGGGACCCCGGGGAATGGCGAAGTCGCCCTGTCGTGGGCTGCCCCGGCCTCGAACGGAGGGGCGAGCATCACCGACTATGTCGTGCAGTACAGTAGCAACTCGGGTTCAACCTGGACGACATTCTCCGATGGAACATCCGCAACGCTCTCGACCACTGTCTCGGGGCTCTCGAATGGAACTGGGTATCTGTTCCGTGTCGCGGCTGTGACGTCCGTTGGAACTGGCTCGTACAGCACTGCCAGTTCTTCGATCTCGCCAACTGGCACAGTTCCAAATGCGCCCACGACTCTCAACGGGACGCCAGGGGACACGCAAGTCTCGCTGACGTGGGCGGCCCCGGCAAACAACGGAGGCTCTTCGATCTCCGATTACGTCGTCCAGTACAGTAGCAACTCTGGTTCGACCTGGACGACATTCAGCGATGGAACATCTTCGGTGACGGCGGCGACTGTGACCGGCCTCACAAATGGAACCGCCTACATCTTCCGCGTCGCGGCAACGAACTCGCAGGGTGCGGGTGCCTACAGCACAGCCAGTTCCTCGATCACGCCAAACTCGTTCACACCGATGGCTATCCTGCTCACGTCCGGGACGAGTTACACGATTCCGGCCGGGGCGACGAGCATGAAGGCGTGGGCTGTCAGCGGAGCGACTCCGTATAGGGCTGGCGGAGTCTCGTACAAGACGTGGTCAGCAAGCGGAGGCACGACTGTCTCGTATTCGCTTGGGGACTACTCCCCCGAGTTCGCGGAGAACACCCCGTGCGAAATCACTTACGACGGATACACGATCTCGGCTGACTCTGAGTCGCCTTACTTCACTGGTGGCGATGGCGGGGCAGAGGGCGGAGAAACAATTTTCGTTTCCGCTGGTGCCCAAGTTCACGGGGGCGCGATTGGCGGGAACTCAGCGTCGCTGGCGTCTTGCGGAAGAAGGCCAGCAACGGATGTAAGTGGCTTGCTGGCGGCTGTTGCCCTGGCTGGCGGAAAGACGACTGAAGACTGCGCCGCGTCGGCTGCTTTCGGCAGCGGCTGCTTCGAGGACTACTACGACCCGACTCTCAACAAGGACTCCGGCATCGGCGGCGCAAACTATCGAGGAAGCGGAATCTTTGACCTTGGAGGCCCGGTCGGCGGCCCGGCCGTCGTCCTCTACTTCACATGATCATCCTAAAAATGCCAAACGGCAGGTATTTCCTGCCGATAAAGAGAAGCGGAAGCCGCTGCATCGCAAGGGCTGCGATGAAGTCGTTCTACCCAGAGATCGAGATCGGCGACGCACACCCCGCAGTCGTGTTTCCAAGCCGAGAAAGGCATGACGGCTCTCAAGAAGGCGTCGCCGTGCTCGTGAGAAATCCAATCGAGCGATTTCGATCTGCAATCGCGTACATGAAACTGCCTTTTGATTCTCAAGTCGTAACTCCTTCGCCTGGGTTTGTCCCCAGGGGAGATTTTCGGTATTTCAAGTTTGAAACTCAGTTGCAGGCCTGCGCTGACTGGCTGGGCATCACTGAGCCGCTCGTGCCTGAGTCGGAGCCTCTTGAGAAGCCTGAACTGAGCGAGTATCAGGAAGGGCTGATGCGAGGCATTTACAGGGAAGAACTCGAACTCTGGGAGTCTCTTGGAGATGCCTGAGCGTTTCAAGTTTTTTTCCCCCAAGGGCAAGGCCAGGAAGAAGAGACTCGGGCCATCCTTCTCAGTCACCTATGGGGGAAGGAAATACTGGGAAGCCACCAGGAAGAGAATCCTGGTGAGGGACAATTGGCAATGCAGGCAGTGTGGGAGAGTTTGTGCAGATAGGGGAGAGGCGCAAGTTGACCACATCCAGAGAAAGTCTGAGGGGGGAGATGACTCGGATTCCAACCTCCAGGTGCTCTGCCTCCTGTGTCATGGGAGGAAAAGCCGGAATGAGCAATTGTATGGATAAGAGGGCCTCTGGCTTGCGATATGAAGCCATTTCAGGCATTCAGGCTGTCTCCATACCATTTGGTCATAAGTGGCTTTATGGGGCCTTCCAGGAGGCCGGGTTTTTCTGGTTCAAAAACAAACTCCCCGGAAGTTCTGCACTAAGTGCTTGTCTGCCTTGCACTTAGATGCTGGCCTGAACCAAATTTTCCAAATTTTCCCCCTATAGGGAGCCCAAGGTCATCCCCAAAATCTCATTTTTTAAAGTTCAAAGGTTCAACCCCTACTTAAGTCCAATGAAATCAATCACTTAAGTATGAACTTCAAAGTGAACTTCTACTTTTCTACAAGGTTCAAGAAGTTCATATCAAATACCCTATTTTCGGGTCAGAGAGATTTTTCAGTCTTGTCTTGTACCCCCCCTATATAGGGAATGGAAGTTTTGCCCAGGCGGGGGATAGGCCGGGTGGAGTCCCAGAAAGCCCTGCTCACAAAAAGTGGGAAATTCCCACCAGAGCGAAAAGTGCTGTTTTTCCCGGGAAAACAGCCCCACCCCGGGGGAGTGTGCTCGATTTTTACCCCCTCGAACGGGGTGGGCCAGCCGGGGGCTTCCGTGCGCGGCCGCGAAATTTTGACCCAGGGCTTTCTTGGGGGTCGACTTCGATTTCGGGCAAGATCGATTGCATGGGCAGGCCACCAGTTCCTTCATCGATCAAGATTCTCCGAGGCGATCCCGGCAAGCGGGGCGTCAATCACCTGGAGCCTGTGCCGCCCCCGGCCGACATGACTCCGCCTCTCGGGCTCGAAGGTCTCGCCCTGGAGAAGTGGAACGAGATGACGGCCCTCTTCTCGGCGATGGGGGTCTTCACCCAGGCCGATCGCCACACACTCCAGCGTTACTGCTTGATGTGGGAGCAGTGGTTCGGATTCGAGAAGCACTGCCGCGAGAACGGTTCAACTCAACTCACCCAAACCGGATACAGCCAAGTCACTGCGGAGGCGACTCTCGCGAGGGCTCTCAGGAAAGAACTCCTGGAGATCGAGCGACAGTTCGGCATGACTCCGGCCGCCCGGTCCTCGATGAAAGTTTCCGGTGCCCCTGCCACCCAAAACCCTCTTGCCGCGTTTGCCCAAAGCAGAAGCGGTCAAGCAGGGGCTTAAATACTACTTCGACGAAGGCAAGGCGGCCCACGCCGTCCGCTTCTTCGAGGAGTTTCTGACGCACTCGAAGGGCCAGTTCGCTGGCAAGCCATTTACGCTCCTGCCCTGGCAGAAGCACGACATTATCGAAGAACTCTTCGGGTGGATGCGAGTCGAGAGCGACACGAGAAAGTATAGAGTCGGGTACATCGAGGTGCCTAAAAAAAATGGTGCCTTGGCCCCTGCGGCTGGTTGCCGTGGGGGCCAAGGCATCATCGAGGAAAATCGACCCTCCTTAGCGGCATAGGCCTCTACACGATGGTCGCCGACGGCGAAGCCTCGGCTGAGTGCTTCGGCTGTGCCACCTCACGCGAGCAGGCGGGCATCGTCTACAAGCAGATGAAGGAACTCGTCGAGTCGAGTCCCTATCTCTCCGAGATGCTGGAGATCGTGGACTCGCGGAAAACGATCGCCTACATCCCGACTCACTCTTTCTGGAAAGTCATTTCGAGCGACGCAGGCCGCCAGGAAGGCCTCAACATCCACTCGCTCTGCTACGACGAGATTCACTCGGCCAAGGATCGGAAACTCTGGGACGCGGTTCGCTATGGCGGCATCTCCAGGTCGCAGAGCCTCATTCTCGCGATCACCACGGCGGGCGTAGACCGGAACTCGATCGGCTATGAGTTGCACGAACACGCGATGAAAGTCCGGCTCGACCCGACCTATGACGAGCAGTTCTTCGCCTATGTCGCGGCGGCCGCCCCCGAGGACGACTACCGAGACCCCGAGGTCTGGAAGGCCGCGAATCCCTCCTGGGACGTGACGATGGACGAGGAGAGTTTCCGTGCCGACGTTCGCGACGCCGAGCAGTCGAACAGCCGCCTCTCATCGTTTCTCCGGTACAGGCTCAATGTCTGGACACAGGGAGACGGGAACCGATTCATCAAGTTGGATCAGTGGGAGGCCTGCAAGGGCGACTCCGGGATTCTCGGCTCCGATCGCATCTGGTACGCGGGGCTCGACCTTGCCCAGACCTGGGACTGCAATGCCTTCGTGGCGGTCAGCAAGGCGAGCGATGACGTCTTCGATGTTCTCTGCCGGTTCTGGATTCCAGGCGAGAACGCCGGAGTCCGGTCTCAGAAGGACGGAGTGCCCTACACGACGTGGGCCAAGGAAGAGCGGAACGGGCTCTGCCTGACTCCCGGGAACACTTGCGACTACGCGTTCATCAAGCGGGACATCCTCCAGTTCTGCAAGGAGCGGACAGTCCGGATGATCGCGGTCGATCCCCATAACAGCCATTACCTCGTCCAACAACTTCAGGCGGATGGTTTAAATGTGCAAGGATTTTCACAAGGGTTCGCCAACATGAACCCTGGGACCCGCCTGACCGAGACGATTATTGCGCAGGGTCGCCTGCGAACGAACAACAATCCCATCCTGAACTGGATGGCCGGAAACGCCACGACCAAAGAGAACGCCGAGGGCTACTGCAAAATTGTGAAGCCGAGCCCAACCAGCCCTCTGCGTGTCGACGGGATCGTGGCACTGGTCATGGCGATCGCCGTGGCGAGTGACGCCGAGAACGCCAAGCCAGCACCCGAGCCGGAGATTCTCATCCTATGAGCGAGGAGCGAGTCCTGTCCGACTTTGTCTGGACACCGGAGCGGGGCGAGAACGACCCCGAGGTCCGGAGCATCTCCTGGAACAATCTCCTCCTTTCCGACGAGGTCTACAGCGGAAAGTTCCTTACCGCCGCCGAGATCAGAATCAATCCGGACACGGCCCTCCAGTCGACTACGTTTCTCGCGTGCTGCCGGATTATCAGCGAAACTGTTTCTTCGCTCCCAATCCATGTCTATCGCCGACTGAAGAACGGACACGAGGAGATCGCGAGCGAGATTCCCCTCTACCACGTTCTGACGTTCGCTCCCAATTCCTGGCAGACCAAGTTCGAGTTCTTCGAGCAGATGGTCATGGCACTGACGTGCTGGGGTAATTCCTATACCGAGGTCAACTCGGGCAAGTATGGAGCCGTCACTGAACTCAACAACTTGCATCCAAGCCGGATGCGAGTCGAGCGTCTGGAGAACGGGCGGCTCAAGTATTCATACAACGACCCCCAGACTGGTCGGCTGCTTCAGTACACACAAGACCAGATCATGCACGTCCGCTGGACGCCCGAGCCGGACGGCGTGAAGGGCATGGTCCCGGTCGAGGTGAGCCGCGACGCGATCGCGCTCTCCCGCGCCTGCGAAATCTACGCGAGCAAGTTCTGGGCGAACATGGGCAGGCCGGGAATTGTTTTGCAGACGGACGGTGCCCTCTCTGCCGAGACTGCGGAACGACTCCGCGACAATTGGGAGAGAATTCATAGGGGCGTCCAAAATGCTTATAAAACGGCAGTCCTCACGAATGGACTGAAAGTCGAATCATTCGGTGCGACGAATAATGATTCGCAATTTTTGGAGGTCAGGCGATTTCAGATCGAGGAAATCTGTCGAGTGTTCCGGTTGCCTCTGCATTTAGTGCAGGGGCAAGGCGGCGGCAGCCTGGAGATTCAAGGCCAGGAGTTCATCAACTACACGTTGATGCCCTGGCTGACTCGCATCGAGCAGTCGATCAGCCGGTCGCTCATCTACGACGATGCGGTCTACTACGCGAAGTTCGACACTCGCGGCCTGCTTCGCGGAGACTCGAACAGCCGGGCAGCGTTCTATTCCACGATGCTGAACCTCGGAATTTTTTCGATCAACGAGTGCCGCAAGGCCGAAGGCCTGGGCCCGCTCGGCCCCGAGGCGGACAAGCATCTCGTGGCGATGAACCTCCAGCCTCTCGAAGAGGCTGTGAAGCCAAAGCCCGACCCCTCGATGATGCCAGGGTTCGGCTCGGGTGCTCCGCCGCAAGCCCCGGGCGGCCCGCCGAGTCTCTCGGAGGTGAAGACCGGCAAGCCTCCGATCGCGTCTCCGAAGGGAGAGGATTCGGCGAAGCGGTCGCTCAACCCACAAGACGCGGAACTCGAAGAGGCTCACGTCGAGATCGCCGAAGAAGAGGGCAAGTGGTCGAAGGAGTCGGCCCACTACATCGAGAAGAATCCGTTCGCCGCTCGTGGCATCAAGTGCCACAACTGCACACACTACGTCGAGGAGGGCGGGTGCAAGATCGTCTCCGGCCTGATCGGCGGCGAGGCGATCTGCAAACTGTGGGTGATCCCGCAGGAGAAGATCACTCAGGAGCCGGAGAGCCGGGCCTTCTGCCCGACCGGCCCAGGCGGCGGCGTGAAGAACGACTGCGGCAGCAAGGACGACGGCGGGCCTGCGGCTGAGTCTGGCGGCAAGAAGACAAACAAGGGCAACTTCCCTATTGCCAATTCCCTGCCAAAGGAAGTCCCAGCGGGGCACGAATCGCTTTCCGAGTACGTTGCCTTTAAGCCCGTTCCTGAAGGATCAGGCAACTCTGCCTTTGCTGTTCCGCCCTCTGACGAAGACCTTGCCCAAGCCTTGATTGGATCGAACAAGTCGAAGGGCACGAAGATCGGCAAGGCGAAGGAACTTCCTGAAGGAACCACGGTCGCTCTCAGAATTGACATTCCTGCCTTCAATCACTCGACGGACCGCATGGGCAAGAGCGTCTACGCGATCACGGTTCACGAGGATAAGGGCGGCAAGTCCAAAGACTTTGGGTCTCCGATCGGATACGAGCCGATGGCGAGGCTTTCGGGCCCCGTGAGGTTTGACTCAAAAGAGACCGAGGCGGTTCGCGTCGCCACCGGAGAGACAACGAAAACTCCGCTGGCGACCGTGAAGGGCAAGTACACGCAGGACAGGACGATTCCTGCCGACATCGATACTTGGACTCCGGTTGGCTTCGACCCAAAGAAAGCCGCCTACTTCTACGACAAGAAAACCGGCGACGAGATTCTTTCCGGCACCGATGCCGTTAGCGTTGGCAACACAGTATTCACTCGCAACCCGCAGCGAGGGCCCAGAAACGCCAAGACCCACTACCGCTCTCTCGAAGAGATGATGGCGGTTGATTCGTGGGGCCTGGAGTCGCGAGGCTTCTGCCCGACCGGCGAGGGCGGCGGCATCGACAACTCGTGCGGAGACGACGAGGGCGGCGGCGACTCGCCAGCCGCCCCCAAGGGCGATGGAGACTGCCCCAAGCCGTGCGGAGAAGTTGACGTTCACGCAGACAAGAACGACGACGGCGTGACTGACACCGCGAGAGTCGGTGTTCCGGCGTTCGATGTTCCCCCGCCTCCCGGCATCCCGCGAATGCCTAACCTCGACGAGAAGTCTCGCGCCGCCGAAGAGGCGTTCGTCAAGCACTTCGAGAACGACCCCGAGGGCGTCTCTTCTCAGTTCCGCGATCTCGTGATGAAGCAGGGCGATCCGCCGACCTTCGGCACGGACGACGCCAAGTGCCTCACGGACGTGTGGTCAGAGTCGGACCCGGAGAAGCGAGCCGAGAACCGCGCGACCTTGAACACCGCCCTGCACCAGTGCGCAAACGCGGTCGCGAAGCGTGCATTCGTGCAGCACCTCGACACGCTCGAAAAGGGTGACTCGATCATGGTGACTGTCGGCGGCTGCGGTGCCGGGAAGGGCTTCGCTCTCAAGAACAACCCCGACGCCCTAGAGTTGAAGGGTCAAGCAAAGGCGATTTGGGATTCGGCCGGTGACCAGAACGCCACCGAGAATCCTTGGATTCAGGCCGAGGCCGAGAAGCGAGGCCTGAGCGTGACATACGTCTTCGTTCACGCCGATCCGAAGGTGCAGTGGGCCGACCCGAATCGCGGAGTCGTGAAGCGAGCAAGCGACCCCAAGGACGGGAGAATGGTCGACGCGAAGGTCTTTGCCGACAGTTACGCGATCGGAGCAAAGAACCACCACGCGTTTCACCAAGCGAACAAAGACAACTCCAACGCGAGGTTCGTGTTCCTCGACAACACCGGGAAGCCCAAGTCGATCCCTGGGGTTCCGAAGGAAGCACTCGATCTCAATCCGAGCGAACTCGCTTCGTTCGCCGAGAAGGAGGTTGAGAAGGCCCAGGCCCCGGAGCGGGTGAAGAAGGGTGCCCTTGCAGGGAGGCGAATCTGGAAGAAATGAGTGCAGCGGAAAAAGCAACGCAACTGATCGAAGAGATCAAGGCTGCGGTCGGCATCTCGGAGTCCGACGATCTTGCCAAGTGGTGGGACGAAGACGCCGACCGTCTGAACAAGATGGCCGAAGAGGCCAAGAAGATCGCGGTGAAGGTCGAGAGCCGCGCCTTCTGCCCCACTGGCGAGGGCAACGGAATCGACAACTCATGCGGCTCCGGCGACAGGGGGCCGAAGATGGCCCCGGACAAAGACTCGGGCGGAGGGAGGGGCGGCGACGGCGACAACTTTGACGCCGTAGCCAACGAAATCTTGCGGTCCATCGAGGCGACCGGCGGATACTCAGTCCATCCGATCACGGCCGAAAGCCCAACGACCGGATACATGGTCTCCACTGTCTCCCAGGCTGAGGAAAAGATTGCCGGTCTGGAGAACGTCACCGGAGACAGGATTCGCGAATACTTCGACAAGCACAAGGACTATCTTTCCGAGAACCCGCAGTTACACTTAGGGGGCTGGTTCAACCTCGAAGACGGGCTCGTCTATCTTGACCTGTCCGAGAGGTTTGAGGACGTCGACGACGCGATCGACAAGGCTGTCGAGAAGAACCAACTCGCAATCTGGGACCTGAACACCAAGTCAGAAATTCGCAAAGAGGATTACGATGGCAGAAGGACAAGAAAAAAAGAACCTCGTTCGGTTCGACTTCCCGCCCGGAGCGGGCCCGGACGAGATCGCGGCGGCGATCCGAAAGGCCGGATACAGGCTCCTGGCGGAGAAGGCGGCGAGGGAGGGGAAGCCCGCGCCTTCTGCGCCACCGGAGAAGGCGGCGGAGTAGACAACTCGTGCAGCGCGGGCGAATCATCGTCCGGCTCTGAGTGGGTTGCCTCCTCGACCGCCACGGCCACCGAGGAGCAAGAGCCCCAGTACACGGAGGCCGCCACCCCTCCATCGCGATCGGGCTGGAAGCGTTCCGAGGGGATGACGACCTGGAGTCGCGAGGAACTTCAGTCCTCGAAGAGCCCGTCGGAGACTGCCAAGAGTCTCGGCAGCCTCACGATCGTCGGAGGCAAGTGGGCGAGCGAGGCTCTCTCGAATGTTGGCGTCTCTCTCGACGACGTCATCGAGGCGTGCAGTTTCCCGGACGAGTCATCGAACGTCGTGATCGTGCCGGGCGAGCCCGCCCAGGCCTTCGACGTAATGTCTGGAAAAGATAACAAGGTCGGCTTCCTCGACGAGATCACGGTGACGACCGTGTCGACTCTCGAAGGATCAGACTCGCAGAACCACGCGATGACCTCGCTGCGGCGGCACGAGGACGGCACGCTCGAAATGAAACTCATCGGGCTCCTCGTTGCCGATGACGTGAAGCAGAACAATCGGATCGCTGCCGCCAGGAGAATTCTCGACCAAGTCCCGAGAATGATCGCCAACGCCGAGAGGCTGGGCGTCGACAAGGTTTCTCTCCGGGCGGCCGGTGACTCGGAGAACGAGAAGTATCAGGGCTACAAGATTTGGCCTCGCATCGGGTTTGACGGGGCGATCCCCAGGAAGTTGGTGACGAGCAAGTACACGCTGATGAAGGGCGTGTTCAACTCTTACGGCGACCGCATCCCTGACTCGATCCTCTCCCCTCGCGCCAAGCAGGAGAAGGCCAGCGGCAAGTTGACGGTCCAGGCTCTCTACGAGACGAAAGAGGGCCAGCGGTGGTGGGAGAGAAACGGCGGCGATATGCCCATGTCTCTCGACATCAAGGACAAAGAGAGTCCTGGCATGAAGGCCTTCGAGAAGTCGCGGGCCAGGATCGGCAACCGGAGCCTGTCGGAGTTCCTCCTCTCCGAAAGTCGCAGCCTGAATCTTTTCTGGCCTGCGTGGCTGGAGAGGCGTGCGTACTGCCCAACCGGCGAAGGGAATGGAATAGACAACTCATGCAGTAGCAGCGAAGGCGGCGCAGCGTCGTCCGCAATCGCCAGTGCTGTTCAGTCCCCCGAGAAGTCCTCGTCGCCAGCGGGGCCGCTCAAGTGGACATCCGGCGACCCGACAGGCGACATCACTTCTCGCGTGATGGCGGCCCCGCCGACCGTGAGGAGTGCTGACGGGAGGACGATCGAATCTACCTCTATCCCAGACGCTCATATCTATCCGTTCGCCGGGCGTCAGTGGGTCTCGACGATCGACGCTGGCGCGTACCTGTCATCGATGCAAGACCAAGTTCGCGGCGGCGTAATTAACACCGCGACGGGCCGGGGGGAACTGTCACGCGAGAGCCTCGACTACATCACGACGGCAATCGCTGACCAGGGAATCACTGCGGCCAATCGCGGAATCGTTCCGCTCTTCTACTCGCCCGAAGAACTTGACCGGCAGTTGCAGGAGTTCTCGTCGCTCATTCCGCAGGTTCGCGGCGGACGAATGAAAGACGGAACGCTCATCGAACAGGAGGACGCGGAGCACCTGTTCAGGGTTGTGCAGGCCCTCACGAGCCCCAACGCAACACCGTTTGCGAATATGCAGCGGACGGACTCGCTCTTGCGAAAGTTCTTTGAGGGAGACGGAAGGATCACGACAGGAGATTCCCTCGGCGTCACCGGCCCAGGCATTCGCAAGTCGCTTCAGCGATTCCAGGCGATCGTCGACACGCTCGGAAGGCGAACTGGCGGGAGAGTCGACATGGCGGCCGGGCTGGCTGCGGCTCGTCAAATGCTCCAGCACCAGATGCTCCCGGCGAAAGAAATTGACAAATTCTTTGCCGACTTCAAGTCCGAGAAGGACTCGAAGGACGCGTGGAAGCCCGGGAATTATCTCGTGGGTGAGGTCGTCCCGGTGTTCTCTACGTTTGGCCCCAAGGTCGGGCCGTTCTACGAGAACAACCAGGGCAACCTCGACCCGCTAACGGCTGATGTGTGGTTTACGAGAACCTGGGGTCGCGTCACTGGTGAACTCGTTGTGCCCGGCAAGTCGAGCAAGGCCGTCGAGCACGCCGAGCGACTCATCGATGCCTTCAAGAAAGCGAGAGACGAGCACTATCACGGGATCGCTCCCGAAGAGTTGCACGACTCGATTCGCAGGACGACTCAGAACGGCGTCGTCGATGACGTGCTTCGCGCTTGGTCTGAAGACCGCCTCGCGCACTACGCGGCTGGCGACTACAAGGAGAAGACTGGCGTCGGCGGCAAACTGAACTCGATCGCTAAGAACATCGTCAACAACGACACCTCGCTGATGGGAGACCCAGGCGCGGGCTCCCGCCGAAGCAACATGATCAAGGTGATGCGAGAGGCGTCAGCCAGGACCGGGCTGCCCGTTGCATATTTGCAGGACGTCCTGTGGCAGGACGAGCAGGACGCCTACGCCTCCCTCGGCGCGAAGACGGCGACAGGCTTTGGGCAGTTGTCTCTGTACTCCGACCAGATCAGAAGGATCGCCCAGGATCAAAAAAACAATCGCCGTCCGATGGCATCGAAGGATCGCTCCTCGCGACGGGCCTACAAGGAGGCCCAAGAGGACTCGTATCGCGACTACGAACGCGGCGGCCGAGAGCAGATGCTCTGGGACGTTGCCCTCGCGAAGGTCAGCGACCAAGAATTCGCTAATGCCGTCATCGCCTTGGCCGAAGGAGGCAAAGAATCTCGCGGCTTCTGCGCCACAGGCGAAGGCGGAGGCATTGACAACTCGTGCGGCAGCGACGGCAAGGCCGCAGACGGCGACGAAAAGCAGTCAGGCAGCGAGTGGGCCGCCTCATCGGCGGGCGAGCCGACGTCCTCCACCGTCAAAATTGGAGACAAGCAGGAAGAAATCGACTCTCGCCTGGGCAAGATGGGCGTCAACATGGGCGAGGTCATGGCGATGGCGGGCGCAGGAGCCGACGGCGTCTACACATTCATCCGTCGCGACCAGGAAAAGCCCAACGAGAACGGGATTCACATCGAAACCACTCGCGATTTGGCCGGTGTGAGGGACGGAATGTTCACCACGACGGTGATTCGGAACGCCGGAACGGAGTCCGATCCCGAAATTGTCATCGATCACAAGTTGATGGACGTCTCTCCGGCCGTCGCGTCCGACCCAGAGAAGCGGCACGAAGCGGCGAGGGCGTTTTTTCGCACGATGACCGACAATGTCGAGGCTGCACTCAAGTCTGGAGCGTCGAAAATTGTCCTGAACGCCGCCGGGAACGCTCGCGGCGAGGGCTCGAAGCGTCGAGAGATCGACGGAAACTCGTTCCGAGGCTACACGATCTGGCCGCGAATGGGTTTTGACGCTCCGATTCCGTTCAATCTCAAAAATAAGTTGCCTGAAGACCTCGATCACTGTCGCACGTTGCTCGATTTGCACGCAACGCCCGCCGGAACACGCTGGTGGAGGGACA